ACTCGCGCGCGAGGTCGCGGATGGACTGCCGGATCGCCTGATCCAGCTTTCCCTGCGCAATCTTGAGGTCAAGGAACGCCGTGCGGCCGGCGGTAATGCGCATGTCGATCATGCCACAACCTCCGGCGCCAGTTCCGTCGCGAACACGTCGAGATAGCGCCGCCGGTTGTCGGGATCGCGAACGCCCCGGACAATCCAGCGCCGCCCGCCTTCCGCGCTCACATGGTCAAAGTCAGTCCGCGCGCGCCACCGAATGCGGATGACGTGCGTCGCCGCGTCGCTGGTCTGCAACGCCTCGGCATAGGCGCCCTCGCGGACGCCGCGCAACTCGCCCCACACATTCTCAACGACCGTGTAGGTAACGGTCATCCCCGTTGCGCCAGTCGGCGCCTGCGCCTGCGCCTCAAGCGTCAGGTAGTCGCGAAGCCGGCCGGCGGGCATACTAGATGGTCCACACGCGGTAAGGATCGAGCAGCCGCTTTACCGCCGGAATTTCCGTCAACGGACGTTCCGCCGAAGCCTCGCGGTTTTCGTACAACTCGCCCACAATCAGAAGCATCGCCGCACGCAGGGCCGCCGGGACGTTCGCCGCGCTCACATAGCCCGCCGAGAACGTCACCCGCACGGCGTCAACCGTGTCCGGCTGCGTTTCCGGCCAGTTCTCGCCGTATGCCGGTGCCAGGTAGCCCGGCTGCGCGTGCGCACCCGATGGCGTCGCCACCTGATACAGCGCGCCCGAAATCGTCTCCGCTTCGCCGTCCGCGTTCGTTATGGCAAGCGCCGTCACGGACACGAGCGGCGGCTTCGGCAGCATGATCGGACCGTTGTCCGCCGGAAACTCAGGCATCGTGATCTGCCAGGTCTGCGGCATCAGGACGCGCCCCGTGTGCGCCTCGACGCTCTCGCGCGCGGCCTGCAAATACGCCGCGATGATCGCCGCGTCGGTGCCATCGACAGGCGCGCGAATATGCGCCTGCACGTCCGTGAGCGAGACAGGCTCGCTCGTGGGCGCGGTGATTAGCCGAAGGTCCATGATGGTGCGGAGGCGGCCCGAAAGCCGCCCCCTACTCCCGTCAGATCGGCGGGTTGGCGGTCGGCAGGATCGCCGGATTGGCCAGCAGCGCGATAGCCGCAACGAAGATGTTGCCGCTGTCGTTGCCGCTCGGCGTGATCGTCAGCCGCACATATCGCTTGGTGCCGCTGTAGCCGATCTTGCGGGTTTCCGTGTCGTCGGCGAAGGTGAAGCCGGCGAGCGCATAGGTGCCCACCAGATCGGCCGCCGCGACGGCATTGGACCCGCTCATGCCGCTATCGTCGCTTTCGTCCATCGTAACGGCGAAAGTCGCGTTCGCGTCGGTGTTCGTGCCCGTCACGATCAGCCACGTCAGGCTGTCATAGCCCTTCGTGTCGATGATGCTGGAAACGATGGCTGTGTTGTCGGTCCGCGCCGCAACCGGCGGGATCGCCGAAAGCGGGTGGATGTTGTTCATCATGTCGCGCATTTGAAACTCACTCCAAAAACTCCGCTTGCGGAGTGGTTAGCGCCTCGCGGCGCCGGGAACGCGGCGACCTTTTTACGGGTCGAGCGCCGCGAGTAGTGTGTCGGGATACTGCTCCAAAATGCGGCGCGCCCATGCGACAAGATCGGCGGGACGTTGGCCGCTCGGTTGGGCAGTAACCCATAGCTCTAAATTCTCTGGCCGGTTGTCTGACCGGATGCCGTTTTTGTGGTGGACGCTTTCCGTAGGCAGGAGCGTGCGCCCGATTTTTTCAGCCATTACTGCGCGGTGCTCGTAAACCCGGCTCGTCGTGCCGGCTTTCTGCGCGTGCGATTTATCTGTCCAGTAGATATAGCCATTTTGATCAATAAGCTTGCCGCCAATATTCTGGCGCCGCAACACTAACCCGCCACGCTCAGGTGAGCCGTGTTTCATTAATCTAGCGTAATGGGCCGCACAGTAACCCCGCGCTATAGCGTAATGCCGACATTCGGCGACATCACAGTGACGCTTATTTTGCTGCTCCCTCCAAGAACGGCGCATTGGGCCGCCCCCGTTGGGGACGCCGTATTTTTTTTGGCGGTAGTAATGCGCGCAGCAATATCCTCGCGCTAGAATTGGCTTCCCGCAATCATCAACATTGCAAGGAGCAACACCAGTTTTAGCTGTTCGCGGCTCGGCTTTGGTCGGTCTGGAAGCCTCGATACTTCCACCACGGCGGAACCGCCGATAGTGCATATTACAAAGGCCGCGCCTTATGTCGCCGACCGACCCACACCCTGAAACGGAGCAAGCGCGGCTGTTTTGCGGCGACAACCGGCCAACATATTCAGGTGTCGTTGTGTCTTCGCACACAAAGACGCTCAGGCGAGACGCGCTCGCCTGAGTTTCCTGCGCCAGCGACATAAAGCCGCTATTAGCTCCCGAACTTCAGGAGCTTAATTGCCTCGAAATTAACCACGCCTCCACCCACACGCGTCCTGAACTTGAAGAAAACGTAAGGATAAGACGTGTACGGATCGCGCAGCACCGACAGGCCGATGCGGTCCACGATCTGGTAGCCCTCGCGGAAGTCACCGAACGCCATCGACAGGCTCCCGGTGCCGAGCGCCGGCATGTCCTCGGCTTCCACCACCGGGAAGCCCAGCAGCGAGGAAGGCTGCCCCGCCGTCGCCGCCGGCTGCCAGATGAAGTTGCCCTGCCCGTCCTTGAGCTTGCGGGCTGCGCCCAGCACGGCGCGGTTGGTCATCCAGCGCGCATTGCCGCGATACGCGGCCTTGAGCGCGTAGATGACGCTGATCAGGTCGTCCACCGGGTTGGTGTCACCGGAGCGCGTGCGGAAAGCGCCGTTGGCGCCGGTCGCGATGTGTTCCAGTTGGCCCCAGGTCCGGGTCGCATCGGCGGTCGCGGCGGTCGTGTAGTCCGTGAAGCCACGCGGCTTGCTGATGCCGTTGCCGGACACAAAGGCGGTGTTTTCGCCGCGCGCAATGCGGTCGGCAGACTTCATCGCCAGCCACGCCTCAAGGTCGAGGCGCGCGTCTTCCAACACCTTCTGCGTGGCGCTCACGACGGACACAGCCTCGTGGACCGGGATGGACCACTTGCCAAGCTGCGCCGAGGTGTTCTCGCTGCGCGTGCCGGTCTCGCCCACCCAGGCAAAGCCGTTCTCGCCGAGGTCGGCCAGCCCTTCCACGGTGTCGGTGCCGATGGACATGACCGACGCAACCTGCCGCATGGGCGAGGTCTCGTAGATGCGCGACACGATGCGGCCGGTCGTGTCCGGCGTCACCAGATAGCCGCCGTCCGGATCGCTGCCGACGCTCATCGCCTTCGCCTCGGCATCGCCGGGGCGCGTGGTGCGGAGCGGACCCTTCATGCCGTACAGCGCGGCCTTGTAGGCGCGCAGGTCATCGACGTTGACCACGTTGCCGGTCTGCTCGCCGAACGCCTTGGCGGTCTTGGTCTCGATCTCGTCGGCCGGGCCGCCCGCCAGGTTGAGGCGGTTCGACTTGGCTTCCAGTTCGTCGGCGCGCTTGGTCGCGGCCTTGATGTCGTCGGCCACCTTGTCGAGCGCCGCGTTGATGCGGTCCAGCTTGTCGTTGGTGACGACATCGCCCTTCATCCGCTTCACCTCGGCGTCGAGGTCATTCACGGTGGACTTGAAGGCAGCGAAGGTCTCGCCCTGCTTTTCGAGCAGAGCCTTGATCTCGGGTTCCATAGTCAATCCTCTCAGGACAGGGTTGCGATGTTCCGGCGAAGCAATTCCGCCAGTTCCGCCGCGCCCGCCTCGTCCCGAGGGGTCGTTTCCGGCTCTCCGTCCTCACGACGGAGCCACGTCTTGAAGACGGACACGGCGCGCTTGCGCTCGGTCTGGGAAAGCCCTGCGTCACGCAGAGCGTCTTCAATTTCCCGGATTTCACCACCCGTCAGCGACTTCACGGAAGTCACACGCGCCGCCTCATTCATCGGGAACGGCACAAGGGAGATTTCAAAAAGGTCCAGTTCCTTCAACAGCCGCGCGCGACGGCGCCCATCGTAGGCATCCGACTTGACGCGGTAGCCAATCGACAGGCCATCCAGCGCACCGGCCTTGAGGTCGATGTGCGCTTCCTTGCCGATGGCCTTCTCGACCAGCAGCCGCCCGCGCACTTTGAGGCCGTGTTCGTCCTCGACCATCTCATCCCACACGCCAACCCGCTTGGTCGGATCGTGGTCCGCGAGCATCTTAATGCCCTTGGCGCCGCGTTCGCGGAGCGTCTTCGTGAAGGCGCCAGGCTCCACAATGTCGCCGCCGCCATCGCGGTTGCCGAAAACAGAAGCGTAGCCCTCAAACGCGCCGTCTTCGTTCAGCGCCTTCAAGTCTAAGGCGAAGTCAAGCCGCTGCATCAACTGCGCCTCCATCCGCCGTAGTAGTTTGCGGGGGTTTTGGCAGGTCGTCGCCGCCTGCAATCCAATCTAGGCCGTCTTCCTCTCGCGCCTCGTTCGGCGTCATCCATGCCGGCGATCCACCCGAACCGAGCGCCCGCGACAGATACTCCGCGCGATCCTTGGCGGCGCCGCGCATGAGGCCCTTGAGGTCGAAGCGGATGTCGATGTCGGTCTCGTCGCCAAGCAACGCGCGCTCTGCCGACTGCTCGATCCGCGTCGCCCATGGCGTGATCGTGTGGACCACATGCGCGATGAACATCTGCTCGGCGCTGGCATAGGTCGAGGTCTTATCGGAGTAGCCCGCCATCATCGGGATTACCCGCAGCGCGCGGCAGATTTCCTCCACCTGATGCTTGCGCGTCTCAAGGTGCTGCGCGTCAACGCCGCTCATTGTCTGTTGCAGCCACTTCGCCGCGCGATCCATCACTAGCGGCTTGCCGCCGTTGTCAGACCCAGAATAGTGCTTCGCGATCCACCGGCTTAGTTGCTCGTGCTGCGGTTCCGTCAACGCGCCATCGACCGACCAGACGCCGCTAGGCCGCACGCCGTTCTTGTGCAGCCGCGCGTGTGCTTCCTCGGTCGCCAGCGCCAGGCCGATTGCCTCGCGCGCCAGCTTGATAGCCTCCAAGCCCATCCAGCTATTCCACGACGGGCCGCGAAGGTGCCACACGTCGCCGGTCGTCAGGATCGGCGAGCGCCCGTCATCCCATGTGATCTGGTAGGTAAGACTCATGTCCGGCTTGCGATCCACCAGAACCTTGCCCGGCTCGATGGGGATCAACTCGCGAACTTCGCCGCGAACCCGGTTCACGTAGACAAAGGCATTGCCGCACAGCACCAGATGGAACAGCAGCGTTTCGCGGAACTCGAAGCTGGTCTGCCACGGGTTAGGCTGCCGCGCGAGCAGCGACAGCAACGGATGCGACAACAACGGCACGCGCCGCCCCGTCCCCGCGTCGATGCGATAGAACTTGATAGGAACCTGCGCCACGCCCTCCGCAATGGCGCGCGCGCAGGCCAGCACCGTCGCCACTTCAAGCGCGCGGCTGGTGTTGATCTGAACGCCAGTCTTGCTTTCCGGCCACGTCGAGAACTCGGGAAGGCTCTGGATGCCCGCCTTTCGAGAGAACAGGCGGCTAAACAACCCCATTCGCCGCCTCCTACGCATCAACTTCCCAGAAGGAACGGCCGGAAGCAGCCGGTTGCAAACTCATCAGATGCACCGCGTTGAACAGCGCCATCAGCGGATCAATCTTCGCCGTGCCGCTGGCCTGCTTTGTAATCAGGATTGAATTGCCTCGCGGCTCGACCTTGGCGTTGCCGACCGACCACGCCATCAACGCCTGCCCAG